ACAGATTTGAAGGGGTGCTGCAGCTTGCGCTGGACGAAGCAGCGGCGAACAGAAAACGTTATCGTGGTGCGTTGCAGACAATTGAAGATCGTAACGAGCAGATTGCGAACAACAAAAAAACGCTTGATTTGGTGAGCGCAAATATGGCTGCGCTTTCTGAGCAGTTAGCTAAGCTTAATCGTCTTGATTAAGCAGCCACTCTTTTGCCTCATTGGCGGCTTGTTTTTTCGCTCGCTCGACGTCAAGCTCAGGCATTTTTAAGCTTATGCTTTCCGCAAGATCGATGCACTCGGCGATCTTTTTTTCGTCGGTGCCTGTGATTGCCAAAGTCAGCGCAAGCTTTAATGCGTCGAAGTCGTTACTAGGTTTCGTATTTTTCAACAAGTTAAAGACCTCGTTAGGATGTTCTTAACGCAATAGGTTTAAACGCTTGTCTTCTTCAGGATACTGACCAGATCGTCCATGCTAGCGCGTTTGTCAACATCCATGTACGCACCACAGAGGTGCGCGAACTGCTCTGGATCTAGCGTCAGATTACTTTTAGTTTCAAAATCTTTGACGTAGACAACTGCTTCAAGTACATCGCCAATGGGTTCGGTCTTCTTTCTTGATTTAAATTGAACCCACAAATACAGGTCAATGTCATAGGCGTCACACATGGCTATGAGCTTTTCCGGCTCGCTGGGCAAACTTCCTTTGACCCAAGCTTGCGCGGATGCTGGTGTACAGCCTATTTGCTTGACAATACTTGCTGCGCGACCCCATACCGGAATTCCAGCAGCGTCTAATGCCTTGTTAAATATTTCTGATCGTCTTTCTTTTTTCTCATCCATGTTCTTGCCCTTTTTTGAATTTTCCACTTGGAAATGAGACACGCATTAGCAAGCAGAGATCGACATTATTCTCATCCTCACGATTTGTCAACCTCGTCCAGCGCCACTTAATAATCTGAGAAGATAGTAAATTGAATAATTGATTGATTAATCAATGCTTGCAGACTAGTATCAAGGCTCCTGAAAATCTATTTGAATATACATGGAGCTGTAAATTAATGATTTTTCGTCCCGCCAATTTTACGCACGATCAGTATACCCGCATTCCGAACCGACTTCTCCGAGGTGGCATCAGCGCCAGCGAGCTGCGATCCGATGGACTTTCGCCTGAAAGTCTGGGGGTGCTTGTCTATCTTCTCAGTCATGTTGATGACTGGCAAATCACGAATAACCAGCTCTGCACCGTTTTCGGGGTCGGCAACGCGAAGATGTCTCGCATAACCGAGGAGCTTGAAACTGCTGGTTACATCCGCAGGCAAGTCGTCCGCAACGAGAGTGGTCATGTGATTCGCTGGGACTGGCTGGTGACTGAAGTTAAGGGTGTGTTCCCACTAGATCATCAAAAACCAGATCAAGCTAACCCAGATCAAGCTAACCCAGATCAAGCTAATCAGACCCAAAGAACTACTATCCTTAAGAACAAACAAGAAAAAGAACAAATATGCTGGCGGACTTCGATCCTCAACGGTTCACCTGAAGGTATTTCAGCTAAGTCATGGCAAAAATGGTGGGCGTACAAGCTTGATAAACGTAAAGGGAGAAAGCCTGCTAAAAAAATGATCACCTCTCAGACGGAGGACTTTAAAATCATGAAGCGTCAAGGGTTCGATGTTGCGGGTGTGGTTGACTTCGCTATCAGCCGCGATTGGGAAAGAATTGGTGACCCCGACTGGAAGGCACTGAAAAGTTTCAAAGGTCACTCCAGAAAGAATGACCTGTTGGGGCTGGTCAAATGATTAACATCAAAGAGTTAACTCAGCAGTTAGCAACACACGCCGCCGAAATCTGCAACGAGTTATACCCCGATGGTCGTCTTGAAAGTGGATGCTACAAGATTGGCTCTATTCAGGGCGAGAAAGGCAGAAGCATGAGCGTCTATCTAACGGGCGAGCAGAGCGGCAAGTGGATGGACTTCAGCACTGGCGAGGGTGGTGACTTGCTAGATCTAATCATGTACGGCAAAGGCATGACGCTCGTCGATGCGATGGACTGGGCGAAAAAACGATACGGTATCCGCGACAATTCCCCTGCCAAAAAAATCGCACCAGCGGAAAAAAAGAACTACACCAAACCCAAGCCACCGCCAAAGAACGACCACCAGCATCTGCATGAATACATGGAGAAGCGAGGCTTTAAGGATGTCGGTGAGATCTGCTTTAGGTGGAAGATTTACGAGACTGATGCTAGGAACGGTCAGGACGTTGTATTCCCGTTCTTCGATCCAGACGGTACTCAGACATTTCTTAAGACCAAGGCTATCAATCATGACGGCAATCCAGGTACTCAGAAAGACCTGAAGCCCATTCTTTTTGGCTGGCAGGCAGTGCCTGATAAGGTCAGAAAGATATGGATTACTGAGGGCGAATGGGATGCGATTGCTTGTAGCGAACTGGGGTTCCCTGCCCTCTCAGTTCCAATGGGCGGAGGCAAAGGTGCCAAACAAACGAAGTGGATTGCCCATGAGTATGAAAACCTATCTCGATTTGATGAAATTCTTATCGCGACAGATATGGACGAGCAAGGGGAACTAGCCGCCGCTGAAATTATGCAGCGACTGGGTGATCGTTGTTACAGGGTGAATCTCCCGACCAAAGACATCAATGAGCTACTCCAGAAGCAAGGGTATGAGCAAGCTAAGTGGATGCTTGAGTGTGCGTATCAAGAAGCGCGATGGAAAGACCCTGAGACGTTACATTCTGTCATGGATTTTGAGTCAGATATTGATGACTTTTTTGAGAATCAAAAGGATGACACGCAGGGGTTCTCTTCAGGCTGGGAAAAGCTTGACGAAGAGGATATAAAATTTCGACCTAACGAGCTTTGGGGAGTTTGCGGAATCAATGGACATGGGAAGTCGATGTGGTTGAACCAGCTCGCGCTTAACGCCGTGCAGCAAGATCAGAAGGTCTTGATTGCGTCGATGGAAATGACACCCAAATCGACCATGGGAAGAATGCTTCGGCAAGCAGGCGGCAGCGCTCATCCGCCTCAACCTTATCGCAAAAAACTTCTGGAATGGATGAGTCCGAATTTGTGGCTGTTCGTTGATAAGTTAACTCCTAAGCCTGAAGACCTGATGTCCTGCTTTGAATATGCGTACCGGCGATATGGAATCGATACGTTCATCGTAGACAGTCTAACGAACATGGTACGGCAGGATGACTACGAGGGTCAGCAAAAGTTCATTGAGAAGCTGGTCAATTTCAAACTGTCATTCCCTGTCACTGTATTCATAGTCACCCACGTTCGGAAGGGTGAGTCAGAGTACGCAGCACCAAACAAGTATGACGTTAAGGGTTCTGGCTCCATTACCGATTTGGCAGACGGGTTCCTCTCGGTGTGGAAAAACAAACGAAAGAACGAACAGCTGGAACAGGCTGAAATGTTAGGTGAAGAGGCTGATGAACAATACGTGAAGCAGTGGGATATGTATCTGGAGGTGTTAAAGAACCGTAACGGCGAATATGAAGGCAAGGTTGGTTTTGAATTCGACAGCCAGTGCTGTCAGTACCGAGACCGAAAGAATGGCAAGACACGACGATATATTAATTACACAAAGGAGGTTTAAGGGTGGATCAGGAAGACTTTGCTAACAAGATTAGGACTGCTGGTGGTGCTGTAGGGAAAGCCGAATACGATCTAGGAAAAGCTGACGCAGATGAAAAGCGAACAATCGCGACTGTGATGATGAGAGCCGAGCATGCAGGAGCGAAGACTAACGCAGCCCAGCTTAGGGCGTCCGATGAGGATCTGTCTGTGTACGAATCTCGCCTAGCCAGAGGTAAGGCTAAGGGCATGCTGGCGGCTGCCAAAAGCGAGATGCTGGCGGCTGAAGTTGAGTTCAAGATATGGCAATCGATGCTAGCAAGTGAACGTGCAGAGAGGCGGGTTTACGGAACGTGAAAAGTCGTAGCGCGAATGCAGTTGATAAAAAATGGATGAGTGACATTACGCAGCTTGGCTGTTGTGTTTGTCATCGCCAGCTCAATGTTTTTTCGGAAGCTGAAGTGCATCATATAGACGGTAAGACGAAAGACGGAGCGCACCTTAATTCGATAGCCCTGTGCTACAAGCATCATCGCGGCGGCGAAGACATCGCCAGTTATACCAGTCGTCACCCCTTTAAATATCGATTCGAGGAGCGTTACGGCACTCAACTGTCACTACTCGAATGGACCCGCAGCAAAATAATGGAGAAGAACAGTGAATAAGCTCAACGAAACAACGCCATCAATGTGGGATGCTGTGAACAAGCCAGCCCATTATCAAAAAATGGAAGGTGGAATTGAGTGCGTCGAAGCAATCAAAGCATCAATGAATGACGAGCAGTTTAGAGGCTATCTCAAAGGCAATGTACAGAAGTACGTGTGGCGCTACGAAAAT